GTGTTCTCTAAGTTTGACTTATGAGAATGAAATGTTTGACATTGCAACTTCACCAACATAGTCACCAGCATTACCTAGTGAAGATGCTGTGTTTGATAACTCAACATAACCATAACGTGTCATAAATGAAACTACTGGCTCAAATGTTGCTGGATCTAACACTGTACCACTTGACATCAACGGTACATATGGACAGTAGAATGCTGCTGCATCTGTCTCTGATGAACCTTTGTATCCAACTAGTACTGCAGTTGCGTCTGCCGCATATGAATCAACATACACACGCATTGCACCATTTAATGTACCTACAAACTTAGTGTTTGTTGGTGCTTCAAATGTACCTTCTGTTGTTCTAGCAAATGCTGAAGTTGAAGCTGACTGAAGAACTGTTAATGCTTCAGGACTTACAACTGCATAGTTACCAGCACCACGACGTGTACGCTGAGCAATCTTATTTGCTGTTCTGTTAATTAATACTGCAAGAGCTGCATGTTCGTCACCTACGTATGTAGCTGTACCACTTACTGCTGCTTGGTTGTATGTTTCTTCTGTTGCTGCTAATGAACGTAGTGAACCAAGAACTTCTTGATCGATTTCTGCAGTAATCTCTTGAGCTAATGCTGCCATGATTTCTGCTTCAACGTCAATACCGTGCATTGATTGTGCGTCTTGAGCTGCTTCAAAAGTCCAACGTGCTTGTAGCTTACGTGTCTTTGCTTCGACAGGTTGCTTCAAGATTTGGATTGAAAGTTGACTTCCGCCTGTTCCTTCTTTTGCTGCTGTAACATCAGCTTTACCAGTTGTGGTAGAACCTGAATATGCAGTTGCAATTTTAAACGGGCTTAATGCTTCGTCACCTGCTACTGTGTCTGTGTCAAATGGTGCACTTGCTGATGAAGTAACACTATCTGCGTAACGAACACGTAGAGTGTGAATTTGTCCAACTGGACCTTGCATTGGTTGTACACCGACAATTTCGTTAGCGATAACTGTTGGCATAACACGTCTAATCACTGGAAGGATTACACGGTTTAATGTTGCTACGTTACCAGCGGCTGATGCACCTGATGTTGCTGCCTCTTATAAGTAACGCTTTGTGTTTTCTAACACAACGCTCATGCTGTTACGGCGATTACCTTCTAGACCTTCAAGAAGTGCGTCTTTGGTATCACCCCAACGGCTTTCTAATAGTACGTCTGACATTTAAGTCTCCTCTATAGTACTTTATTTCATCAAACCAGCAAGTTTACGGATATCAACGATGTTATCGTTTTCTTCTTTGGCTTCTGTTGTTTGAGGTTTTGGTTGCTTATCTCCTGTTACTTCAGAACGGTTTTCTTTAATTATAGACTTTTTACTTTCTTTAATTACAGATTTTCCGTCTAAAACAGCCGGTAGATAACGGTCGAAAGCAGTCTTCAGTTTTGAAGTCTGTACACTTTCTAATAGGTCAGTCATTATGCCTGCCTTATCTTTGTTGAGTGGTTTCAATAGCTCGTCAAGTGTTTTATTACGCTCAACGCTTTCTTGAATAATAGCAATTTCTTGCTCTTTACTCTCAACTATTTTTGATTTCTCTTCTAGACTCTCATTAATCTTAGCAATTTCGTCTGCTGACTTTTTAATTTCAGCTTCTAGTTGCTTAATTTTTTGATTTTCATTCAAGTGACTTGATGAGAATTCAGTAGCAAAAGTTTCGAATATTTTACGTCCGAAAGTATTTTCTTTTGCTATTTGGATATCTTCTTTAAGTTGATTCATTTCACCTTTTAGATAACCAGTCACTGCTTCGTTAACAGCCTTACTTGTGTGCTTGACAAATCTTGATTTTAAATTATCAAACTTTGTACGGGCTTCTTTAACAAGTCTAACTTTAGTTTCAACAACGTCTTGACGATCTTTCTGGAAATCTTGGATCTCTTCAGCTAATTGAGCAGTTACAAATTCCTCTAGTTTGTTAACTAGTGACTGTTGTGTTGCTCTTTCAGTTTTAAGTTCTTTAATTTCTTCGCTTAGTTGTTTAACTAAAAACTTATCAAATGTACCTGAAGTTTGTTGCATTCTTGCAACAAACTTAGCACGATCTTCTGAAATTGCTTTACGCTCTTCAGCGATTTGTGCAAGTTCAGTAGTAAGACCTTCTGTGACCATTTTATCTAAGGCTTCAACCATTGTAGATTTATCATGCTCGTAGCGTTTTGCAAACTCCTCACGAAGTTCTGCAGTTACTTGTGTACGAGTCTCATTCATCTTTGCTTCCCATTGTTCCGCAATTGCTGAACGAGTTTCTTCGTTAACAAGATCGCTATCAAGTAGTGGTTTAATAGCATCTAGCATCTGGATCTCCTAGATCTTTAAGTCCTGAATTAAGCGAACTATTTCGCTCTTCAGATATTTTTGTACACGAGCGTCGCCATTTGCATCGCGAGCCATCTCTAGTACGTTATGTCCGTTACGCATATTAAGTAGTCCTTCGTAAATCGCTACAGGATATGCATTCGGGGCACTCGGTTGCGCCACGATATCTACCGTGACAATCTCAAAATCAGCAACTTGACCAGTGGATTCTGTTACGTTTCCACTACCTCTGCTACTAACTCCTAAATTTACTCCACCGTCGATCATAGTTTTCACTAATGTTCCCATTGGTG